CAATTAGAAGCTATTATACTTAATAAATATAAAATTGATATTATTACAATTGATGTAGCTCACGGGCATCACCAAAAAGTCGGTAATATGATTAGGTTTGTTAAAAAACATTTTCCTGATTCAATAGTTATTGCTGGTAACGTTGGAACATACAATGGGTTTCAATTTTTAGAAGATGCAGGAGCAGATGTTATTAAAGTAGGAATTGGATCTGGAGTTATTTGTACTACGAGGTATAAGACCGGTTTTGGTACACCTATGTTTTCAACATTATTAAAAATTAGCTCACATAAAACAAAAGCTAAAATAATGGCCGATGGTGGATGTAAAGAATTTGGAGATATTGCAAAAGCTTTAGTTGCAGGAGCAGATTGTGTAATGGCTGGATCTTTTTTTGCAGGGTGTATTGACTCTCCCGCAAAACATATTAACGGGCGTAAACAATATTATGGTAGTACATCATATACTCAAAAAAGAAATAAATTAAATTTTGTTGAAGGTAAACAAATAGAAATAGACTTAGCACCGGAATATAATATTAGATTAAGAGAAATTGAAAAGGCTCTTAAAAGTTCTATTTCTTATGCAGGCGCAACAGATTTAAGTTGCTTTTCAGATGTAAAGTTCATACAATTAAAGTGATATGTGTGGAATTTTTGGATCAAACAATATTAAAACATTTAGAGAGTTATATACAAAAAACTCAGAGAGAGGTAATTTTGTACGTAGTGTAACAATGTTATTCCCGGGCGGAATGAAAAATGACATTAAAGTATCAACAAGATATGAACAGGACTTTGATAAACATATAGAAGAGAATCCTTTTTGTATATATTACCTAGGACATGTACAATCTCCTACGTCAAAAATTAGAACATTCAACGCTGATACCTCTCACCCATTTACATATAAAAATACATATTTAGCACACAACGGAGTATTACAAAATTTTAATGAGTTAAAAGAAAAATATGAACTTAAAGGTAAAACAAATAACGTCGATAGTAGTGTGATATTACCACTGATATATATGTCTGGTATTAAGAATGCACTATCGGACATTCAAGGTACATTTGGATGTTGGATGTATGAACCAAACATGGGTAGATTGCGTATTTTTAGGTCTGGATCAACACTATTTACTAATAATGAATCTTTTAGTTCAGTGCAATTACCCGGGTGGGAATCAGTAAAAGAAGGGCTGATATATGAATTTAATTTTAGTAAAAATAAATTTTTCGAAAAACAAGCTTTTGAATTAAATTCTCCGTTTTTTATATGAAAACATTAATAGCGGTCGCGACTGAGACTAATAAATCTAGCTTTAAAACTACTAGATTATCTAAAAGTCTCACCTTACATGAAAATAATACCGTTACCACTTTTGATCTTCAGCCTACATATAAGAACACTGGTGGTTTGTGTGCTGTTTATAATAATTATCTCACACCACAAAACCTTAAGAAATACGACTGTATTTTATTTGTACACGATGATGTGTTTATTGATAGTATAAATTTTTTAAAAGAAATTCGGAATTTGTTTAAACAAGGGTTTGATGTAGTTGGTTTAGCTGGAGGCAGTAAATTACAAGTTAAAAAACCTTGTTTATGGCATATATTATGTAAACCGGAATCACTGTCTGGAATAGTATCTCATTATCAAAATAACACAGACTACTCTCCTACAATATTTGGTCCAACACCTAAAGAAGTAATATTATTAGATGGTGTATTCTTAGCTGTTCGAACTAAATCCATCGCAAGAGAAAAAATAAAATTTGATACTAATCTTAAAGGATTTCATTATTATGATTTAAAGTTTTGTTTAGATTGTCATTTAGCCGGTCTGCGCTTAATTACTGCCCCTATTCACGTTATTCACGAATCTCCTGGGCTACTTAACCACACAGAGGAGTATAGCAAATCAGAAGACTACTTCTATAATACTCTCGTTAAACATGCTGACAAACGAAAGTAATTACTTAGACATTGATTTAGAATATTTAGAAAAAGTAGTTTTTAAGAACTGTCTTGAAGACGAAATGTATCTAAATTCTATTATTGATAATCTTAATTATAAATTTTTTAAAAATAAAGACTTTCAACAAATAGTTAAAATCATACAAGCTCTTTATCAAAAAAATAATAGGCGACCAACTCCTACTGAATTAGAATTATATCTAAACACACCTCAGCTTAAAGATCATTATCAATCAAGTAAAAAAATTACTAACGCTCTAGAAGTAGATCTATCTAATGATATATTACTTTCTTATACAGAGAAGTTCTTACAAGAGCAAGCTGTATTTAATACATTTTTAGAAATTGTTGATAATAAAGAAAGAGATATAAAAAGTATTCATGACAAATTCTCAAAGGCATGTAATATTTCTATTACTACTAACGTAGGTCATAATTATTTTAAAGATGTCGAACAGCATATTACTGACTTAACGACCCGTGAACAAAAGATTAAAACAGGATGGAATTGGTTAGATGCTAGGCTAGGGGGTGGTTTCTTAGAACAAGGTCGTAGTATGTATGTGTTCGCTGGTCCTACTAATGTGGGTAAGTCTATATTTTTAAGTAATATAGCAAGTAATGCAGCATCAGAAGGTAAAAATGTTTTAGTTGTTTCTCTTGAAATGTCAGAAATGATTTATTGTAAAAGGATTACATCTAAACTCACCGGGTTACCTATAAATTATTTACATGATCATGTAGAAGAATTAAGAGAAAGGGTAGGTAAATTTAAAATGACCCATCCACGAGCTAATATGATAATTAAAGAATTTGCTCCAAGTTCTATTACACCTCCACAGCTTGAAGGGTATATTAAAAAATTAATAAATAAGAAATTTAAACCTGATATTATAGTTCTCGATTATTTAAATCTCTTAGCAAGTACATATGGTAATAATTCATACGAGCGTGTTAAGAGTATTTCTGAACAAGTGAGAGCAATGTCATATACATTTGAATGTCCAATTATAACCGCGACGCAAGTAAATAGAACAGGGTATGGAAACACTGCTAATGGCCCTGGGTTAGAAGCTATTGGAGAAAGTTATGGATTAGGAGCCACTTCAGATGTTATTGTAAGTATTTGGAGAACGGAAGAAGATGAAGAAGACAACGCGCTTCATATAGGCATTATTAAAAATAGATTTGGTTCTAATACAGGTAGCACTCGAGTCTCTATAGACTATAATACTCTTACTCTTACAGAAAATAATGATTTAAATATTAACGAAGATGTAAATGCTGCGGAAAACGATGCTGTACAATTCGGGAGAGTAATGTAAATATATACAATGTCTAAGAAAGAAATAATTTTTACAGACTTAGATCTTGACGGTTGCTGTAGTTATTTAATTTATACATGGTTTAAACAAACTAAGCCAAAAGCTGTAACATTAAAAGTATCTAATATACGTGAGAAATTATTAGGATGGCTTAATTACAATAAAATTGAAGATTATAAAAGAGTATATTTCTTTGACTTAGACACTACAGAAATTAAAGATTTAATAGATAAACCCAATGTACTTATTTTCGATCATCACAAATCCCATGAAGATGATTATTCATTTGCTAAAACATATATTGATATAAACCAAACATCATGCAGTAAGCATTTATATCAAATATTCAATCACATATATCCAGACGTAAATTTAACCAGGGAACAAAAAAAGCTGGTTACATTTGCTGATGATTATGATTGTTATGAATTAAAATACCCTGAAAGTAATAAATTAAGCTTTTATCTTTGGTATAAAAACGGTGATAAATTACAAAATTTTATTAATGATTTTGAAAATGGTTTCTTTGGCTTTACTAATGAGCAAAATAAAATAATTAGCTATCATTTCTATAGATTTAAAAAAATGAGGGATAATATAGATCTATTTAAAGCAAAGCTTTCGATAGCAGGAAAAGAATACGAGTTTATTAGCGCCTTTGTCAGCGAATATGTTAATGATTTTGGACAATATATTGTTGATAATTATAAGTGTGACGTATGTATGATGATTAATTTAAAAAATAACAGAGTATATTTACGTAGAAATAGAAATATTGATTTTAATTTAAGTAAATTTGCTAAAAAAATATGTGATGGAGGAGGTCACGAATATGCGGCGGGTGGTATATTAAATGATAATGTACTTTCTTTAAGTAAACAATTCGAGCCGCTAAATAAAAAATGACAGATAGCCCGTATACAATTTTAGAACGAAAAGATATTGTACATACTTTTCTAACATTATGTAGTTTTGTTTCTATTTGTGAAAATAGAAAGATCAACCTCGCAAATGTATTTTTATTAGTTTTAAAAGAGGAGAGATATAGAGAACTTTTTAAAAAGGCGTTATTAATAGATAATAATTTTGAATTAGTAAGAATATTTCTACAACACGATCCATATTTATATAAAAGTAAATATATAACTAAATATCTTAAAAAAAATTCTATAGATTTATGAATAAACTATCAGTGTTTGAGAAAAATATATATAATATTTATCTTAAAACTTCTAGAAATAAAAAAGGATTTACCCCTCGAAAAGATTTTAAAAAACTAGACGATACAAAATACGTCTTACTTAAGAAAATATCAAATACTTTAAGAAATAAAAAAATCGATCCAATTATATTTTTTAATGCACCATATAAATTATATTCAGAAAAATATGTACCGCTTGATTTTTATAGTACATTTAACGCTATTTCTACATATAAAAAATACACAACAGATATAGAATTAACAAAACCTGATCATGAATTTAATATTACTAGATTAAGAAATAGCTTTAAATTTATCTATGATATGTGTATTAAACATAATTTAACAAGATGCGACGAATACCTCGACATACAGTCGGGAATATATCCTAATTTTATTCTAGATCTAAAAAATAATGATATTAATTATTATTCCTTATTGTCTCTCGATATATCAGAAAAAAATATTAAGCTAGAAAAAAATATAGTTGAATTTGCATGTAATAGCTTCTATAATACGTTGAGTAGTTTGAGATCGAAATATACATTTTCGAAAAAACTCAAACCTTTGGGAATAAAATTAACTAATACTATAAATAAAATATTAAAAAGAAAATGACAACAAATATGTTCGAATCAATTAGAGGAGCGATGGCTCAGACCGCGCAACAAACTTCAACTAGTAACATTATGCGACTAAAGCCGGGTAATACATATATATTACGGCTTGTACCGTTCGTAAAAGACCCTAGTAAAACATTTTTTCATTATTACTCACATGGTTGGGTAAGTGAAATGACAGGACAATTCCAAAGTGCGATTAGTCCACAGACATGGGGAGAAAGGGATCCTATTGCAGAGGCTCGGTATAGACTCTCTCGTACTGGCTCTGAAGAAGAAAAGGAAAAAGCAAAAGCTTTAAACCGTAAGGAAAATTGGCTCGTTAATGTTTATGTAGTAAAGGATCCTGATAATCCAGAAAATGAAGGTAAGGTAAAAATTCTTCGATTTGGTCGTCAATTACATAAAATTGTAATGGAGGCAATGGAAGGAGAAGACGCTGATGAATTTGGTGAAAGGATTTTCGATCTGTCGAAAGATGGTTGCAGTTTCCGAGTCAAAGTTGAAGAACAAGGCGGGTATCCAACATATGTGAGTTCTCGATTTGCTAGTCCTTCTCAAATCTCAGGAGTAACGGATAATAATATTAAAGATGTTTATGATCAAACATTTGATCTAGAAAATGTTTTCCCAGTCAAAAGCTACGACGAGTTGCAGACAATGCTTACCGAGCACTACCACGGTGTTACAGAGGATTCAGTAACAGAGCCCGCACAAAAGCAATCACCAAAACCACCGTCAGAAGAGGAAGATGATTTACCTTTTGATGATTTAGAATCTACATCAAAAGGTGACTCTAAGTCGTCGACTATTGATGATGATAAAGTTAAAGAACTTCTTGATACTTTAGAATAAAAAATGAACGAAGAAGATGCATTAAAATATGCTATTCATAATATGAATACGCAAGCGCATAGCTTGAACAGAGATATTGTTCAAAAGAGCGCTACAATGCAAGATATACCTTTACAAAAAGACATATATACGCAACCAGTGCGTCAATCTCAACCCCATCCACAACAGCAACAACCAGTATATCAACAACCGGTTGCTCCACCCCAGGCTCAACAACCACAAATTACAGGAGACCCCGCTCTATTGAATAGTTTAATAGAGCGGGTCTCTGCTGTTGAAAAACAATTTACTAAATTCATAGCTTTAATTGAACGGAGAATTGCAAAAAACGCAAAAGAAATTAATATACGAATCAAATTAAACGAAAATAATGATTCTACCAATAAAGAATAAAGATAATTTTATTCAAAATTTTCTTAATCCAGTATCGAGATTAGACTCTGCTGCAACTTTAGATATAAGCAATAACATATCTACTATTGTTCATAATAATTCTAACATTTTTCTTAAAGCAGAATATAAAGTCAGTTGGGATGATCACCCTCAAGACAATATTATATGTTTACCAGATACAGTTAAATTAATTAAAATTTTATCATGCTTAGATGAAGCTGATATACACCTTAAAGTAGAGGAAAACTGTATTACATATAATGATAAGTTTAATAGATTTAAATATCATTTATTTGATAGTAGTATAACTAAAAACAATGCATTTGATTTTAATAAAATAGATGATATTACATTTAACACTAATTTTAAGCTTACAAAAGAAAAAAATAATGCAATATTAAAAGCATTACCGTTTGTCACTGAATCAAGTAAAGTATATCTTAAGACTGAAAATACAAACGTATATGCTGAACTATCAGATAAAAAATTACAAAACGTAGATAGTTACACTACAATACTCGCTGAGGAATATGATGGAGATGAATTAGATTATGAATTAATTTTAGATATAGAACTATTTAGACTTATATCTGTATTGAGTTTTTCCGAGGCTATCATATATATAAATAATGAATATAAAATGCTTATGATTAAACTCGAACTTAAAGATAGCAATCTCACATTTGTTAGTACTAGTTATAAAAACTAATGAAAAATAAAGTCACGACCTGTGGGTATTTTATTAAACGATTAAGAGATAACGGATATACCGTCAATAGAATTTTTTCTGATTATACCTCGCAAGACTCGAGACGCTGGACAATAATGATCAACCCATTAACAAAAGCTTTATATGTAACTTGCTATGTTAATTATGATTGGACTGGAGATTTTAAATTTGAATTAAATGACGGAAATCGATTTAAAAACTTTCAGTTAAAAACAGACAGCATGGAAGTTATTATGACTAAATTAATCGAAAAAGATATAACACCTAATGAAAAAGACAATTCCTAAATCTAGAAATTTCGATAATTTATTAAAATCTAGTATTAATGCCGTTGAGCCGGCCGAAATAGAACAACAAGATATGTCGTTTATTACTGACTATCTAGGAGAGCATTTAAAATCATTTATGCTACTAGGATATGATCTTAAAGGAGAAAGCGTAGTAATGGTTTCTGGTAAATCACCTCAAGATTACGATGCTATAGAAACACTATTAAGACGAGTAGCAAGTGTAGACTTTTTTAGAGACGTACAAGAACAAACAAATACAAATACAAATGAATAAAATAATTGTTTTAGGAAACGGTTATATCGGAAGTAAGACATATAAGTACCTTTTTGATACTATCGGAAATATACATGATATAGTTCATCTATCAAATTACAAATATAATGAACCGGAAAGTTTAAAAGAAACATTATTTAGCAACTTATTATCTGAATTCCGCGGCACGCAAATTAAATGGATAGTTAATTGTGTTGGGTATACTGGAAAACCAAACGTAGACGCTTGTGAAGAAAATAAACAAATCTGCTGGGATTTAAACGTAACATTTCCTACTGTTCTAGCTCAATTCTGTAAACAGTACGATATAAAAATTATTAATATAAGCTCAGGATGTATATATGACGGTCCAGAAAATGTACTCTATACAGAAGAAGATGAACCGAATTTTGGACTACTTAACTCTGATAGTAGTTGGTATAGTAAAACAAAACATGCGGCAGAGCTATGTTTACGTAATTACAATAACGTATATACTCTTCGAATAAGAATGCCTGTTTGTAATGACTTTAATGCGTCAAAAAATTACTTATGTAAAATTTTAAAATATAATAATATTCTCGATGAAGTAAATTCTAAAACTGTTATTGAAGACCTACTTCTCATAATTAATAAGATTATTAATATTCAAGACTTACCGAGTGGTATTTATAATTGTGTAAATCCTGAACCTCTTTCAACAAATGAAGTTTGTCAAATCTTAGATAAACACGGAATGTGGAACCCGAATTGGAAACTTATTAATTATAATGAATTAAAACAGCATATTGTTGCTAACAGATCTAATTGTATTCTTTCGACAGATAAATTAAAAATACATGGACTAGATATGCCGTCTGAAAAAGTATCACTTACGAGAATATTAAATGAAATCTAATATTTTACTTCTTACATATCACAATTCACCCGCAGAATCAATATATCATGAGTTATATGAACATACTGCGCCGTTTTTTAAGAAGTATACTATAGCTAATAACTATGAACATAAACATATTTTAATCGATGATATAGATCCAGGTATATGTCGCCTCCAAAAATTAAATCTCATTGCAAAACAGCTACAATCTAATTACAAATATATTATATATTCTGATATTGATGTCGTTATCAAAGATCCTACATATAATATATTTGATGAATCTAAAAACTTAATACATAAAGATATAACTATATCATCAGACGATCACGGACTCTGTGCCGGTTTTATGATTATAAAAAATACAATATTTAGTAAGGCATTTTTTAACACATGCATCTTTTTAAAACCAACAACAATATCTGAATTACCTCAATCTCAAACAAGCCCGGGCGATCAAGAACTAATAAAACATTTATATTTTGAATATCCACATATAACACAAAATATTGACGGGAACTTAAATCAAGGGGTAGTATCTAATGAACGGTCTTCAGAATCAGATATTCAAAACAGCTTCGCCCATCATTATTGGTGGCAGTGGAGAACAAAAGAAAATATTGATAAGGTGTTTAACACATTAAAATCATGAAAAATAAAAATATACTAATAACAGGAGGTCTAGGCTTTATTGGAAGTCACTTTATAGAGTTACTTTATAAAGAATGTAAAAA